CAGCCACCCTGATCACCAACCTGAGCTGAGCTAATGATTCCCGGAAGCGCTAATCCTCTCCTGCTTGCTACTGCTGCAGCCGGAGGATATTCCATTAGCAGAAGCCTTCGATTCAATTCAAGTGACAGTGCCTACGATGGCCAGGAGGTGGCAGCATGACTATTCCAGGAAGTGCAAATCCGCTGCTTTTGGCTGCCGCCGTCGTAAATGTCACTCCCACAGTTGAATACTTAGTAGTTGCTGGCGGCGGCGGTGGCGGCGCGGGTGGTGGTGGTGGCGGCGGAGCAGGAGGCTTTTTAACGGCATCCAGTTTTTCGGTTTCACCTGGAATTTCCTATACGGTCACAGTTGGAGCTGGAGGAACGGGTGCAGAAGGAAGCGCAACTCCTGGGCCTGGAGGAACTGGCAACAATTCAGTATTCTCATCAATTACTGCAACCGGAGGAGGTGGCGGTGGTAGCAAAGTAGGTAATTCAGCACCAACCACTGGCGGATCTGGTGGTGGAGCTTACGGAGACACCCTATCTTCGGTAACTGGTGCCAACGGAACCACTGGGCAAGGCAATAAGGGTGGCAACAATATAAGCACTGGCCAGGGCTACCCCGCTGGCGGCGGCGGTGGAGCTAGCGCAGCGGGATCAAATGGGTCAACGAATCAATCAGGCAAGGGCGGAGATGGAACAGCATCATCAATTACTGGTTTATCAGTTACCTATGCAGGAGGTGGCGGTGGCGGTGGTACTGCGAATGGTGCTGTAGCTGGTGCTGGTGGCTCTGGTGGCGGCGGCGCTGGAGGCGCGTATCTAGCAAACGGAACTTCAGGTAGCGTGAATACAGGAGGCGGCGGTGGCGGCAGTGGCGCAAATGTTTCACCACCTCCTTATTATTTAGGAGGCAACGGCGGGTCGGGAATAGTGGTCATCCGCTATCTTGATACTTATCCTGCTGCCGCCGCAACTACAGGAAGCCCAACGGTTACAACATCGGGGGGTTACCGCATTTACAAATTTACTAGCTCCGGGAGCATTACTTTCTAATGGCACACTTCGCACAAATAGACACTAACTGGGTTGTGCAACAAGTCATTGTTGTTGACAATTCAATTTTGCTCAACGAGCAGGGCATTGAGTGTGACTGGCTGGGCGAACAGTTTTGTCAACAGCTTTATGGCGCCCATACTAAATGGATTCAGACCAGTTACAACGGTAATAAGTACAAGAACTTTGCCGGCATTAGCTTTACATTTGATCCGCATCGCAACGCTTTTATCCCGCCAAAGCCTTATCCGTCATGGTTGCTTAACGAAGGATCCTGCAGATGGGAGGCGCCAGAGCCATATCCAACAGATGGCCAACTTTATCAATGGAACGAAGACTCTTTGAGCTGGATTCTTTCAGAACAGTTGCCTCAGTAGTGGAACAAATAGTGTGCCCCACCAGTGAGCAGATGTAACAACCTGAACTAATGACCCACTCCTTCTCTGAACTCACCAAAGGCATCAGCCAAAAGCGCCGTGAACAGATCGAACAGCGTAAAGAAGAGATCCGACGCAAGTGGTTTGAAACCCCATTAGGGAACAAGGTTAAAGCGTCGGCATTTCGTAGTCCTGTGTCGTATTGCAGTAGTGCTTCCAAATAACCTCAGCTGTATTACCAGCCCATTTAGCGACTTGCGCCACAGGTATTCCCGCCTCAATCCACCGGCTGATTGCTGTATGGCGCAGATCGTATGGCCGGTAACGGTGGCTAGTTAATCCGGCGCTGTGCAATTCCTTCGCTCTGTCATAGAAAAAGCTTTGGAACGCATATCTGTTGTACGGGAAAATATATTCGTTGTCCTTGTCAACAGATTCAAGAATATCCATGCACTTTTCGTTTAAAGGCACAACGCGTTTTTTGTTTGTTTTTGTGGAAAGTTTTAAGCCGTGCGTAAGGGTGTAATTGCAGTGGATCAACAGTTTTCCATCCTTTAGGTCAGTCCACTTGGCAGCGCGAACCTCGCCTGTACGCATTGCTGTCTGCAACATAAATTCTGAATAAGCTGACCACCGTGCGCCACGTTTTGTTTGGCGAGCTTCCAATGCAGTAAGCAAAAGCGCCACTTCACTGCGCGGAATCACGATAATCTCTTCATCCATCTGGGGCGCTTTCGGCATCCGAAAACTAGCAATCGGATTTTTAGGCAGGTAGGCAATGTCTTCGCTGCTGACCCAGCGGTAAAGGGCCTTGACATACATCGCCACACGGCGGCTGGACTTGACGGGCTGCTGACCCAAAATCCATGTAAGAACCTGTCTGCCTTGCTCCAGTTCCGTAACCGGACAGCGCTCGATCCACTTATCGACTTGCCTGTAGTCCGCCATGAGACTGGTGGGACACAAGACGGCGGAACGTTCCGCGTGGAACTCGGCCCATGCGCTTTGGAGGGTGTGTGGCACAGTAGTCGCCTACAAGGCCGAGTAAAGTACAGCCATACGTGCCTCCTGTCTAGGTCCAGTACAGATGTTTCTGTTAGACGGCAAGCCACTGAGCCCAGACGTGGCGTTCACCCACGACGGCATCCAGTACCCCGCCAACTGGCTGCGTCTAGCAACACCTGAAGAGCGCACCGCCATCGGCATCACTGAAGAGCCTGATGCGCAGCCATATGATCAGCGCTTCTACTGGGGCTATGACGCCGAAGGAAATCTGATCCCCAAAGATCACGTCCAGCTGGTTGAGGAGTGGTCGCAGCAGACACGCACCACTGCTGGCACTTTGCTGCAGCCGACGGATTGGATGATCATCCGCCAAGCAGACAACGGCGTCGAAGCTGATCCCGCCATCAAAACTTGGCGTGAAGATATTCGCCTAGCTACTGGCGACAAGATCACTGCCATCGAGGCCACCACAACCACCGACGAACTTGCCGCCTACATCACTGGCGCTGACTACCCCGTATGGCCTGAGCAGAACTGATGGCCGTCAAGAGTAAAACCGGCACCGCGCGAATCGACCATCAGCCCGGCAAGCCTAAAAAAACTCGTCAAGGGCAAGGGCAAAATAGCCTGCCTAACCACGGTCGCAAAAAGACACGTGGGCAAGGTCGCTAAATTAGAAGCACGGGTTGATGTTATGCCTCCAAATGGACAACCACGAAGAGGCATACACGGCATCGCCTGAACCACCAAATCCGTTTAATCAAGCCGTCCCAGCTCTATTGACCGCAGCGGTCATTGGGTTGGGCGGTCTTTTTATGCAGGTTGCCAAGCTTGATCAATCGGTCAGTACAGTTGCCGCCGATATTCAAGAGCTAAAGAACGACAGCAAAGAGCGACTGGCTGATCTTGAGGGGAGGGTTAGGCAAATCGAAATGATGGTTGGCAGGCAAAAATAACGCCGTACACTGAAGAAAAGCGTTAATTCGCCATGGATCCCACCACTGCTGCCGTTATTGCGATCATCATTGCTGCTGGCTCTGAGATCATCAGTCTGTTGCCGATCAAGGAAAACAGCTGGATTCAACTGATTCTGAAAGCCCTTAAGGTACTGTTCCCAAAGCGTTGAATGCTGATACGGTATGGCTGGCGCGGTTTGGCGATAAGGACTGGCGGCATCATTTACGCCGCTGGGCGCAGGATCAGAAGTTTGAGAAGACGCTCAAGCCGCGCTTAGACCGTGAAGAGCAAGGGTGGCATCAGGCGCAACCGGAAGAGCTGAAGCCTGTTGTTGTGCACCACGAAATTGACGATACGCTGCAGACTGGCGACAGCCGCTTGTTAGGTGGCGCCATGAGCATTCACGCCCCTTGGAGCAATGACGCAGAATCAGATTCGCCTGATTGATCTGTTCAGGTTCTATAAGGCGGGCTTGCCACATCAGATGGCCGCCGTTAGCGAGCTTGAGGAGGCGATCAACAAGGCAAATCCGCACATCCTTGGCCGTGATCAGGCGTGGTTTAAGACTTGGAGCCAATCTGGCAAGCAAGAGGAAAATAATCTGCAGCCTGCGCTTGATCTGATCAAAAAATGGGAAGGTCTGCGGCTTGAAGGTTATATCTGTCCTGCTGGTGTACCGACTGTTGGTTATGGCCATACCGGGCCAACTGTGAAGGAAGGAATGAAGATCACGGAAGCTGATGCTGAGGCGTTGCTTCTGTCTGATGTTGAGCGTTTTGCCCGTGCTGTTGATTCACAGATCCGCGTGCCGCTGACAGACAATCAGCGTTGTGCTTTGATCAGCTTTGCGTTCAATGTTGGTACTGGTGCATTGATGGATAGCACGTTGCGTAAGCGGCTAAACAATGGCGAAAATGCGCAAAAGGTGGCGATGGAAGAGCTGCCGAGGTGGAACAAAGGTGGCGGCAAAGTGCTGGAAGGCTTGGTACGCCGTCGGCGTGATG